GATGCACAAGCATATGCAGATGCACAGTCATCAGCATTAACCGTGACAGCCCCAGCAGACTTCGGCGTTCCTAAAGGAACAACCATAACTGCTCCTGTTTATGACCCAACATTTGATGTTGGTACTGGTGATGAAAACTTTGCAGATGTAACACCAAATGATTTAACTGGACTTAATGGTCTAAGCGACCGTGGTTCCCCTGCTGGTGATAATAGTTATACTCCAGGTCAAGATGGTTCTGGCTATCCTGTCACTACTGCTACAACTGATGCGACTCCTTTAACTGCCGACGAAGCAGCAGCCAAGGCTAAGGCTGATGAGTTAGCAGCAAGTCGTATAAGTATCTATGAGTTAATGGCAAAGCAATTTGAAATCTGGGGAGTTACCAAAAGAGACGCACAGGGTAATTATACACCTGAGTCTGCAGCCTTTCTTTCCCAACTTAAAGGTCTAGCAACTACTGGTGTTGGTCAAGATATGATTAGTTTAACACTTCAAGGTAGTGATGCATATAAGAGTCGCTTTGCTGGTAATGCTCAACGTCTTAAGAGTGGACTAGCCGCCCTTTCTCCTGCTGACTATATTGCATCAGAAACAGCACATGACCAGATTCTTAGAGCAGCAGGTATTGATACTAGCGTATATTTGACTAAAGATATGCAGACTGCCCTTATTGGTGGTGATGTGTCACCTACTGAACTTAATGCGCGTGTTGCTTTAGCAGCCAAATCAATTGCTAATGCTGACCCATTCTATACACAGACCCTACAGAATTATTATGGTCTTACATCTGGACAGATGATTGCCCACGTACTTGACCCAACAGCAGCAATGCCTCTACTAGAAAAGCAGGCAATCTCTGCTGGCATCGGCTCAGCAGCATCTAAGCAAGGCTTGGGCATCTCGGCTACTACAGCACAGAATCTTTACGGACAGAATATTACAGAGGCACAAGCCCAACAAGGCTTCCAGAATATCGCTCTCAACATTGCACCTGAACAAGGCATCGCAGCCCGATTTGGTGGAGATGCTGGAGCACAAGGTCAAAACCTTGTAGCCTCAACCTTCGGTCTAGCGGGTGCAGCGTATGCTGAACAGCAAATGCGAGCACTTAATACAAGAGAAACCAATGAGTTCTCTGGCTCCGCTGGAGCCGCCAAGGGAAGCCTCTACAGCGATAGTACTGGCGTTCTCTAACAACTAAGCCTGCCCAATCCACCAGCATTGGCGCTATGTAATAAAGACTGGTAGTAGAAGCCATCAATATACTCCCCTGTATGTTGATGTGGTCTGCGTTCATTCTAAACAAGGGAGTGCCGTAATGGCGAACCAATACGAAGAAGACGATTACGAAGACGATACTAATGATGGAACACCTACGGGTGAAGTTCCAGCAGACCTTCGCAAAGCGCTCAAGCGCCTGCAGAGGGAAAATAAAGAACTGAAAGAGAGTAACGCGACAACTCAATCAGAACTGCGTTCTCGTAGCGTTAAAGACGTACTGGAATCAAAGGGTGTACCTAGCAAAGTTGCTAAGTTTATTCCTAGTGATGTAAGTACACCCGACCAGGTTGCTGCATGGCTAACTGAAAACGCTGACGTTTTCGGTTTCTCTGCTGAAACTGGTTCCTCCGACGAAACCAAATCAGAAAATGCAGGAAACTACCAGCGTATTAATAATGCTACGGAGACTGCAATTAGTCCAACAAAGGATGCTGACTTGCTTGCTAAGTTAAGCAACCCTAATCTCACGAGGAACGAACTCGATTCACTTCGTGGTGAAGGACAGAGTACAGGTCGTCGGAAGTTTTAACCCATTTAACACTAACAACCCTAAGAAGGGGGTGAACACATGGCCAATGCTTACAATAGTACGTCAACGATTGGTACTAATTTAGTACAAACCGCTTATGACCGCTATGTAGAATTTGCGCTTCGTGCTGTGCCTATGGTCCGCGACCTCGCGGATAAGCGTCCAGTACAACAGGCTATGCCTGGCTCAAGTGTTGTCTTTCAGATTTACTCTGATATGGCTCAAGCATCTACTCCACTGTCTGAGACAGTCGACCCAGATGCAGTAGCACTTGGTAACACAACAACCGTTTCTGTTACTCTTAACGAATACGGTAATGCTTCCATGGCTACTCGCAAGTTGGAACTCTTCTCACTATCCGATGTTGACCCAGCAATTGCTGACATCATCGCCTTCAATATGGCAGACTCCCTAGACACAGTTGCTCTCAATGAACTTGTTGGCGGAACCTACGGTATTGCAGAAGTTGGTGGCGCTCTAGTCACTAACCTCGATGGCACAGGCTACACAGGTGGCGTAACTCAAGGTAAGGTTCTGGCAACAGACACTATCAAGAGCCGCGATATCCGTTTCGCAGTTGCCAAGTTGCGCTCTAACAAAGTTGTTCCTCGCCAAGGTGAGTTCTACTATGTTGGTATCCACCCAGAAGTTTCACACGACCTTCGTGCTGAGACTGGTTCAGGCGGATGGCGCGATGACCACAAGTATTCCGAGACAGGTGCTGGCGAATTCTGGCCAGGAACTATCGGAACTTACGAAGGCGCTATGTTCGTAGAGTCTCCACGTATGTTCAACGCTGCTGACGGTGCTACTGGCACTGGCGGTACTTATGCTAACACCTCATACTCAGGTACATTTGGAACAACTTCCTATGTATACGGTACTACAGGTACTCGCGTATTCCGTACGATTATCGCTGGAAAGCAAGCACTGGCTGAAGCCGTTGCTGAAGAGCCACACGTAATCTTCGGACCAGTTGTTGATAAGTTGATGCGTTTCCGTCCAATCGGTTGGTACGGTGTGCTTGGATTCAAGCGCTATCGTGACCCTGCACTGATTCGTCTTGAAACTTCATCTTCTATTCACTTAGCCTAGTCGCTCTGGAGTGGCCCCGCCTTCGGGCGGGGTCTACTCACCCTACTATGATTGGAGACCAATGGCTACGTACATACTAGAACCACCTACGGTAGACGAAGGTCCAGCAGGATTTGGACGCCTCTTCTGGCGCTATAAGATTACACGTGGAGATACACTTCTTATGACTGGCGGAGTTGTTACACGCTCACGCACATACTCAGTGCAAGAAGTTGCTGATGCAGACCATGCCTACCTAGGCGGTCACAAATATGTTCTTTCCCCATTAGAATACACTCAGTTGGTTGCTGCTGGATACAGCGCAAACATAACTGTTGTATAAGGAGAAACTATGATGTTCCAAGATGACCCAGATGAATTAATTAAAATAGCAATTCTTATCAAAGAACAAGGCTTGTTAGATGGCGAAGCCCCTGAATAAATTTAAGATAGCAACTTATGCTATCGCACTCAATGAAGAAAAGCATATTGCGCGTTGGCTAGAGGCTACTAAGAACTCTGACTATCGTGTTGTTATGGATACTGGTTCAACTGATAAAACTGTAGAACTACTAGAAGCAGCAGGAGTTACCGTAGGACACATCAGTGTGATACCTTGGCGCTTTGATACTGCACGAAATGCAGCACTTGCTTTAGTTCCACAAGATGCAGACATATGTGTTATTTTAGATATGGATGAAGTTCCTGAAAAGGACTTCTACCAGAAGGTTCGTATGCAATGGATACCAGGCGCACATCGTGGCTGGATAACTATGGATACCTCAATCAAATGGGAAGCCGATAGACTCCACAGTAGAAATGGCTGGGAGTGGAAGTGGCCCTGCCATGAGGTTGCCCTCTGGACTGGCGAAGGTGAATCAACCTTCTGCGCTACTACGGCTGTTATCAAGCACCTACCTGACAATGACAAGTCACGTGGTCAGTACCTGACCATGCTCCAGGCTGCAGTTGTAGAGATGCCAGAAGACACTCGCATGTGGCTCTATCTTTGCCGAGAATACTACTTCAACAATAACTGGTTGAAGGTCCTTGAGACGGCTGAAAAGGTCCTAATCCTAGATGGCTGGGATATTGAGTTAGCAGCAGCCTGCCGATGGGCAGGAGATGCCGCTAGGAACCTCTCACAGCCCTCTACAGCCTGGTTTGACCGTGGGGCTACACTTGCACCTGAGTCAGGTGAAGCGTGGTACGGAGTGGCTATAGATGCCTACAGAAACAATGACTGGACTAAAAGTTTAGATGCCTCAATTAAGGTCATAGAGTTACCTAGGTCACAACATTATCTTGCTGAACCTAGTGCTTGGGATTGGAAAGCCTTTGACTTGGCTGCAGTCGCCTGCTATAACCTAGGACATCTTGATGAAGCAATTACCTTTGCCAAACGTGCTCTTCGTGGTAAACCTGCGGAACGAGAGCGTATCCAGCGTAACTTGAACTTCATGAAGGGTATCAAAGAGAATGCACGAACACGCGCCAAAAGTAGTTGATTGGGTATTAAATGAAGAACACAACTTTGTTCCAAGCCTTTACGGGTGTACCTTATGCGAGGAAGTATTTACCTCTCTTCCTAAAGACGATGCTGTTTATGTGCCTCACGGGCACAGTGATTACGTTGATGGTTGTTTTGCTTGTAAGGTGGGCACTCTCGAACTAGGTACGGGTGATGCTGGTAGAGCGGACTCACCATCACAAAAGAAGTGGGATAAGGAATTATCTAACTATAGAGATGCACGTGCTCAAGGTGTACAGCCAGAAGGCACATCCAATAAACAGATAGAAGCATCACTTCAAGCAAGTGAGAAGTTGGGTCGTGCATTTAATGCTGAGACAATGGGTGCAGCAGCAACAGTTACCAAGGCCAAAGCAAATCTAATGAATGAACTAGGAGTCTAACATGGCAGCGAATCCAGGTAGATATAACATTAACGTCTATACGGGTACTACTTTCTCCTTAGCACCTGTATGGAAAATTAATGGTACGCCTGTCAATCTAACTGGATATTCTGCTGACATGCAAGTTCGAGCAGCAACTGATACTGCAATTGTAGTTGAACTTTCAACTACTAATGGTAAGGCAGTAATTGCTGAAAGCCTCGGGCAAGTGACATTAACCTTGACTCCTGCGCAAACAACTGCACTTACACCTGGTGCATATATCTATGACTTAAATTTAACTTCTGCTGCTGGAGATGTGACTAAAATCCTTGCAGGTAATTTTGCAGTGATTGCATCGGTGACACAATAATGGCTGTTACAACACAGAGCGTTCAGACCGTTGAAATTCCTATTACAACAAATGTTTATGATGTTGTAACTCAACAATATCTTATTTTAGAACTAGGTACTGTGGGACCGCAAGGTATTCCAGGACCAACAGGCTCCACGGGTATAACAGGACCTACTGGAGCGATGGGAGTGACAGGTGCGACAGGTTCAACGGGAACAACAGGCTCGACTGGTCCGACTGGCAATACTGGTTCAACGGGGTCTACTGGTCCTACGGGTACCACGGGAGCAACGGGACCTACAGGAACGACTGGTACCACGGGTGCGACGGGTCCGACAGGAACGACGGGTAGCACTGGAAGCACAGGTCCAACGGGCAATACGGGAAGTACAGGTGTTACAGGACCTACAGGAAATACAGGCAGTACAGGAGCGACTGGACCGACAGGAGTAACTGGTACAGGAGTTACTGGCGCTACTGGTTCAACTGGAGCAAATTCTACTGTCACGGGACCAACGGGACCAACTGGCACAGGAGCAACTGGTGCTACAGGACCCACAGGTCCTACTGGAACGGGCGTTACTGGACCAACTGGTGCTACCCCTACTCAATATGTTGCTTCTTTTAATGGCGCTACTGGCGCTGTTCAAGGTGTATCAACGGTTAACGGTGCAACTGGAACTATTACAGGCTTGGCTACTACAGCAGCAAGTGTTGCATCAGTTAATGGCGCTACAGGTGCCATTACTGGCATTGCCACAACTGCAGCCAGCGTTGCATCTGTCAATGGTGCAACTGGAGCAATTACTGGTATAGCAACAACTGCAGCAACACTAGCACAATTTGCTTCAACTACATCTGCTCAACTTGCTACTCTTCTTTCAGATGAGACAGGTACAGGTCCAGTAGTTCTATCCAATAGCCCTACCTTGGTTACACCAGCACTTGGTGTGGCAACAGGAACTTCATTTAATAGCATTACCGCATTAAGTTCGACAACACCCTTAGTAAATGGAACTGCAACAATAGGGGTTGGAACAACAACTGCCCGTGGAGACCATATCCATCCAACTGATACATCTAGGGCAGCATTGGCTAGTCCTACTTTTACTGGAACAGTTACGATACCAGCAAGCGCATCTATCAGTTTACCAAAGATTGATAATCCACTTGTAGGTTATACTACAACAGTATCATCTGTTAGTGCTTTAGTTTTGACAGCGACATCTAACCAGCAGCAATATATTACTGGAACTGTAGCACAAACAGTTACTATGCCTGTAGTTACTACATTAACCCAACTTGGTCAGTATTGGGAAATTGTTAATAACTCTACACTGGCAGTAACGGTTAACTCATCAGGTGCTAACTTAATTGTCAGCATCCCTGCTGGTTCTTATGCTTATGTTACTTGTATACTTCTTACTGGTACAACTGCTGCATCATGGAATGCCCAGACTGGAGTTACTCTTACTTCTGCTCAGACGCTAACCAATAAAACACTTACTGCACCTGTTATATCTAGCATTGTTAATACAGGAACCCTTACCCTACCTACTTCAACGGATACTCTTGTTGCCTTAGCAACAACTGATACCCTAGTAAATAAGACCTTAACTACTCCAATAGTAAATAACCCCAAGGTTGCATCTACTTACACCGCTAAGACTGCTGCATATACCTTTGCCTCTGGTGATGAAGGTGGCATGTTTTCCATGAACAATGCAGCAACTCAGCAGTTCAACATACCAGTGGATGCAACATTCAACTTTGCTATCGGCACAGAGATTAACGTTTTCTGGATTACAGGTGCGGGTCAGCCAACAATCGGTGCTACCACCCCAGGAACAACAACAGTTATCTCAACGGGTGCGACAAGTGCTACCCCAAAACTTCGTGTCGCTAACTCGGGTGCAACTGCTAAGAAACTCGCCGCTAACTCTTGGATTGTTTTTGGCGATATTGCTTAATCTATATACAAAGAAAAGAGTACAAAATGGCTAAAGGTAAAGTAGAACTATTCAAGTCCAAGGCCGCAATGGCTAAGCATGAAAAGGCTGAATCACCTAAGAAGGCAATGGCTGAAAAGAAATCAGGCGAAAGAGACATCATCAAGAAAAAGGGGAAATAACTATGTGCGCATCATGCGGTTGCGATAGCAACATGATTGGTAAGACAGGCGACCAACTATCAGGAAAGCCACAAGACCCATATGGTCAGTATGATGGCGTTGGCGGAACTAAGTAACTAAGAATCTATAAGGGAGCGCACAATGGCAATTGGTGACGGATTAACGACAACATATCATCTCAACCGTTTGGCTGGAACCATCGTTGGTGGTGTTCCCCAGTATGACACGCAAGGTGCTGCAATTATTTGGGCAAAGAATGTGACAGGTAAGAAATTCAATGCAGGCATTGATGCTCTTAATGAAATATATTCCTACCGTAATGGTGGCAATAAACTCTTCTTAGATGTACCAGGAGTTCTGAGCATGCTTGCTACTGGGACAATGGGACTTGGCGAAGATGAAGCAGCGCGGAGGATTGTATCTTGACAACTTATGCAGATTTAATCAATGAGACGGCTCTATCCCTTGCGGGATATACCAACCGTCAAGACCAGGCAACCTATCTGATTGCTAGTTTAACTAGCAGTGCCTTAGCCTTTGCGGTGCAAGATGGCACAGTGCTTACACGTGGCTTAGTTGAGATTGATAGCGAACTGTTATGGGTTGACTCCTTTGACAGGGTTACTAACGTCGCTACTGTTGCCCCTTACGGGCGCGGCTTTAGAGATACAGTGGCAGTAAGCCATGCCTCGGGAGCGCGGGTAACCATTGCTCCTTCATTCCCACGCTCTGTTATTGCTCGTAACCTGGACCAGGCAATTGACGCAATCTATCCCGACCTGTTTGGTACATACTATACAACCTTCCCATTTATCGCATCACGGACAACCTATGCGTTGCCACAAGAAGCAATTGATGTGATGGGCATCTCATGGCAATCAATTGGACCATCTAAAGAATGGCTTCCAGTTCGTCACTATCGTGTAGACCGTATGGCTAATCCTCTAATCTGGGGCACAGGTAAGACGCTATCAATCAATGATGGTATTGTTCCAGGACGTACAGTTATGATTACCTATACCAAGAAGCCTACAGTCCTACAATATGAGACAGATGATTTTACTTCATCTGGACTTCCTGATTCAGCACGTGAAGTTATTGTACTTGGTGCAGCATATCGTACTGCAGCCTATCTTGATTTAGGACGTGTACCTACATCTACTGCTGAATCAGATGCTATGGCTACAGGTAACCCTATTGGTTCTGCTGCCAATATATCACGGTATATCTACCAGATGTATCAGCAACGCTTACAGATAGAAGTTCGTCGTCAGCAAGAGCAGTTCCCACCCCGCGTTCATATTACAAGATAGTTAGGATACCCTCATGGCGGTCAATAGATATTACAGTGCTATCGCACAGGATACGACGATTACTAGTACAACCTCAAGTTCAGTAACAAGTATTGCTGTTAGCGCTACTACTGGATTTCCAGCAACCTATCCTTATTGCCTAGCGCTAGACTTTGGTGCTGCCCTTGAGGAACTTGTAGATGTAACCAATGCTGCGGGATTAACCTTGACAGTGACACGTGGAGTTAATGGAACAACTGCTGCAGCACATGCGGTAGGTGCCGTTGTACGCCATGTTATTACAGCCCGTGATATGACTGAAAGCCAGGCACATATCGCTGGTACTACAGGCGTTCACGGAGTTACTGGTGCCGTAGTTGGCACTACAGATACACAGACTTTAACTAACAAATCTATTGACTATACAGCCAACACTATTACTAACTTACCTACGGTAAGTCTTAACCTGACATTTAATGCCCAAACTGGTACTACATACACTCTAGTATCTGGCGATGTTAACAAGTTAGTCACTCTTAATAATGCCGCTGCCGTCACAGTAACTATCCCTAACGGAGTCTTTACTACAGGTCAGCAGATTAACTTGCAGCAACTAGGAGCAGGTCAGGTAACAGTTCAAGGTGATGGAACAACAACCTTTACTGGAACTGGTACCAAACTACGCGCTCAGTACTCAACAGCAACTCTGGTTTGCACGGGAACTAACACCTTCACTCTAATCGGAGACATAGCATGACCCCGATGCTAGGAATTATGGCAAGTCAAATCTCAGGCCATCTCTTTGCGCCTAGCGGTGCCTACGACTCCATTGCTACGGTTGCAGTCGGTGCGGGTGGAAGTTCAACCATCACTTTCAGTTCTATTCCTAGCACTTATACGCACTTGCAGATTAGGGCTACGCCAAAGGTAGCGGCGGCTGTCAATGTGTATTACAAATTCAATAGTGATGCGACAACAACAAATTATGATTATCATTATTTATATGGAGATGGTACGACCCCTAGCACTGGTTGGTCATCAGGAGTCGCAGTGACTGGGTATATCGGATATATCTCACAGACCCAACCCTCGGCAATGGTCATGGATATTTTAGATTATGCAAACACAAATAAATATAAAACAACGAGAACACTTCTAGGTGTGGATGCCAACGGTACTGGTAACATCGAACTTGTCTCGACAAGTTGGATGAGTACCGCAGCAATTACTCAAATTGATATTACTAGCGCCCAAGTCATCGCGCAGTATTCTTCCTTTGCACTTTACGGAGTAAAATAACATGGCTGCTGGAAATACCTACACACCTATCGCAACAACTACCCTCGGCTCTGCTGTTGCCTCCTACACCTTCTCGTCTATTCCTGGAACTTATACGGATTTGGTGTTGGTGATTGCCCTCCCTGGTTCTGGTACTGGCACTCCTTCTTGTTCACTCACCCTGAATGGTGACACTGCAAACAACTATGGGAGAGTGCACCTGCTTGGAAATGGCGCAACTGCAACATCAACGAGTGGGGCAACTCAAGGAGTCGTCTATCTTTCCTACACTGCCTACGCAACAGCAGTGGCAAAAACATGGATATGTTCCCTCAACAACTACTCCAATACGACTACCAAGAAAGCAATTCTCACAAGAGAATCAGATGCAACAAACAATGTTTCTCTTAGCATCAACAGTTGGAACGCCACACCCGCTGCAATTACAACAATTCTTGTGTCGGCAGCAACTTACAACTTTGCAATCGGTTCAACCTTCTCACTCTATGGCATTTTGGCAGCGTAAGACTATGACAACTAAGGCAGGTAACTAATATGGCGGCTAATTATGTTTTACTAGAAAAGATTGTAGTCGGCGCAGCAGGCGCATCCAGCGTTACCTTCTCAAGCATCCCACAGACTGGGTACACTGATTTGGTTGTGAAGGTGAGTGTGCGCTCTAATCGTGTAAATGCTAGCGATGGAATGAACCTACAATTCAATGCTGATACCGCTAACAATTACTCAACACGCAGAATTTATGGGGTGGGTTCTGGAACACCTACCAGCGACTCACTCACTCCTTACGCAAGGATATTTCTCAATGACATTCCTGGCTCAACTGCTACTGCATCTACCTTCTGCAATACAGAGGTTTATGTTCCCAATTATCTGCTTGCCAATCAAAAATCGGTAAGCGCAGACACCACTTTTGAGAATAATACAACTGCCGCTGGATTGGTTCTTCTCGCAGGTATTTGGACTGGAACTGCTGCAATCACTTCCATCAAACTTTATCCAGATGGCGGCACACTCTTTGTCCAATACTCAACCTTCTCCCTTTACGGCGTATCAGCCCTTGGTACTACTCCTACCAAGGCTCCCAAAGCCCTTGGTGGAGATATCATTGAAACTGATGGAACTTACTGGTATCACGCCTTCCTTGCATCTGGAACATTCACTCCTGCAACTACATTAAGTTGCGACTATTTAGTAGTCGCAGGTGGTGGTGGTGGTGGCGGTTCAATGGGTGGCGGAGGTGGTGCTGGTGGATTACTGAATGGAACCTTGGGGGTATCTACTGCTGCTACGGTTACTGTCGGAGCAGGTGGCGGTGGCGGTGCATCCACAGTTATCGGTGTATCAGGTTCTAACTCAGTATTTTCGAGCGTTACGGCAACAGGCGGCGGTGGTGGTGGTGGTTTCTCGGCTGGTCCTGCAAAGGGAGCCGACGGTGGTTCAGGTGGTGGTAGTACCTATACTGCGACTGCGAGTGCAGCATCACCCGCTGGTCAGGGTAATGCTGGTGGTGCTGGCGGATACGATGGCGGCGGAGGAATTGCAGGCGGTGGTGGCGGTGGTGCGGGTGCGGCTGGCACAGCGGGCAACACATTAAACGTTGCAGGTGGTGGCGGTAACGGCGTTAATACATATTCTGCGTGGGCAACTGCAACTGCAACTGGCGCATCAGGATACTACGCAGGTGGTGGTGGAGGTGCATCTAACTCTGGTGGCCCAGGCGGAGGTACTTCTGGTACTGGTGGCTCAGGCGGGGGCGCAGCAGGAAATAAAGCAGGAATTGGAAATGCTGCAACCGTCAATACAGGCGGAGGTGGCGGTGGTGGAGGCAACGGTTCCGCTGGTGGCGCGGGTGCGTCGGGTATTGTTATTGTTCGTTATGCAGTCTAAAACTAAGGAGATAGAAAATGTCAGATAGACCAAAGAAGTTAATCGTAGATTGCGCTACTGGTGCACAGGTTGAGTTTGACTTAACCGATGAAGAAATTGCTCAGATGGCTGTGGATGCGGCTAACGCTGAGGCAGAGCGCGTTGCTAAAGAGGCAGCAGATGCTGCGGCAGCAACGGCTAAAGATGCCCTGCTTGCTAAGTTAGGCATCAGTGCAGATGAGGCTAAGTTACTTCTAGCGTAATTGTAATTGTATAACCACCTGAGCAAGTGGCTAAACTGTTCATAATTTTATGCCACAAACAATCTCATTGAACTTAATATAGGAGGTTACGTTGACTGACTCGTTCTCTCACATAATTGAACGGCCCGTTGTGCCTGCTGGTGTAACAGTAACAGGCGGAACTTCTTTTATTAATCAATCAAACTCTTATGATTGTGCCCTAGGAGGGCTTCCCTTCTTCTTCGGCATCTCTGATAAGTTTCCCTATAAGAGGGAGACTGCTCAGTACCGTAAGCAGCAGATTGACCAACAAAAGGAACCAGGCGAGCAAACACTCACTGGTTGGTGGCTTCGTAGCCAATCCTCATTTCATTATGGTGCTGGTATCCGTTTTCAGGAGCCAGTACAAGGAGAGACTGTACCTTACCGTTTCAATAAAAGCGCTGGTGTAGATGTATTTAACACAGGTCGCGTTGATTTGCTCCCTGATGTAACTCTACTCAAGGCATCAACCTCTACAACAATTGATGTTGAAGGTTTCACTGATGCTGGAACTGATTATGCCCTTATTACTGATGGCACTAGTGTCTTCAGAGTAAATGCTGCTGGTACATCAACAACAGTAACCTGGGGTGGTTCTGGTGCAATTAAAGATATTGCCCATGATGGTATTTATTATTATGTTGCTGACACTGTTGGTATCTTCAAGGGTCCACTATCACTTAGCGGTAGTGGTGCATCTATCTTTACACACCCAACAGTTATGACTGGCACTGTTACCAGCGTCAAGATGAACTGGGTTAAACAACGCCTCATTGCGGGTATCAATAACTACCTTTTTGAAGTGACACCAGTCACATCTTATACAGTAGTTGCTGGCTACCTAGCAAACAATGTAGCAACTTTAACAACCGCAACATCACATAATCTTGGTGTCGGTTCGCAGGTTGTTGTGGCTAGCATTAGCGCAGCATACAATGGCGTCTATCAAGTAACTGCCGTAACTGCAGCAAACCAATTCTCTTATCAGCACACCAATGCTGATGTTGCTTATGCAACAGGCATGACTGGTACGGCTGCACTTAACGTTAACAACAACCTACCTGTCTATGCGCACTCTAACCCTTCTTGGGTTTGGACTGGTGTAGTCGAAGGTCCTAATGCTATTTATGTATCAGGCTGGGCGGGTGATTCTTCTACAGTATTTCGTCTTTCACTTGATATTACAGGCGCAGTACCCCTATTAAGCAAGGCAGTAACAGCAGCAGACCTCCCACGTGGAGAGATTGTGCTGAGTCTTGGCTCCTATGTGGGCAAGTACATGGTTTTTGGCACTAACAAAGGTGTGCGTGTAGGGCAGATTGACACCTCAGGATTTGTATCCTCTGGATATATCACCTACGGTCCACTTACTGTTGTGACATCTGGCTATGACCCTGGAAGTGGTACTACTCTGGCTCCTTCTGGCACTGATGCCAATGTGAACTACATTACATTTAACGACCGCTATGCTTATTGCACAGTGAGTAATTATATCGACAATGGTGATGGTACCTTTTCCTCTGGTCTAGTTAAACTGGATTTAGGTAAAGAAATCTCAACTAATCAGGTAGCCTATGCTACCCATCTGCGTGCTCCTAGTACAAATAGTGCTATGGATGCAGCAGTTTTTGGACATTCCAATAGACTGATGATGGCTATTGCTGGTAAAGGTGTATACATTCAGTCTACGACTGCACTATGTGCATCAGGATATATCCAAACTGGTTACATTCGTATGCTTACCCTTGAAGATAAGCACTTTAAACTTATTAAACCACGTATGCAATTGCCTATCACAGGTAACATTAAGATATCTAGTGTTAGTGCTACAGGCACCGCGATTGATTTATTCACAGTCACACCAGCCTATGATATTACCCAAGATATCACTACTGGTTCCCTCGGACCAGCAGAGTCTATTGCTTTTAGATTTACACTAACTCCCTCTGGTACAACATCAACAACCTTTAATGGTTATCAACTTAAGTCTCTGCCAGCAGTACGCCGTCAAAGGTCTTACTCTGTCCCACTCCTTAACTTCGATTTTGAGGGTGACAGATTCAATATGACTACAGGCTATGAAGGTCGAGCAGTTGAACGCCTACAGGCGCTAGAGGATATTGAAGCGCAAGGTGATGTTATTGTTTATCAGGACTTCACAACTGGTGAAACAATCCAAGGTGTAATTGATTCACTTTCCTTTGTAAGGATGACCCCACCTGAGCGCAGATTCTCTGGCTTTGGTGGCGTTGTCTATGCAATCATCCGCAGTATCTAACTAAAGGAAACCATGACAACAGTATGCTTAGTTAACGAGAGTAATCTATCCACACAGGACATGCAAACATTAGTTAATGCTGTGACCTACCACACTGGTCTTGTTACAAAAGCATGGGGGCTAGCCCCTGTTACTATTACTAGTAACGCTCCCACTGCAACTGACTGGAAAGTATACATTACTGAGCGTGGACGCAAGCAAGGTGCACTAGGATATCACCAGTTAGAAAATGGTGTGCCTGTTGCTTTCTGCTCGCCCAAGGCATCCTACAAAACCTTCGGTGTATACAGCAAGCCTTTCATTATCAAAGGTAAGGTTATTAATGGCGCTCGCTATCGTAGCGGATTAGCCACAGTAATCTGTCATGAAGTTTCAGAGGCTCTCATCGACCCAGCAATCAATGTAATGTCAACAATTGATAGCAAGGGCAGAGCATGGCTCAAAGAAGTAGCAGACCCAGTTGCTGGTTCTTTCCTGCTATTCACAGACCCAACTTCAAAGGTTGATGTCGTCCTACCAGATATCGTTACCCCTGCTTTTTATGATGTCAAAGGCGTAGCACCATACTCGCTTAAGAGTTCGGTCTCTGCTCCGTTCACACTAGGGGTATCGGGATATGCATATTACAGAAATGCGGCAGGCGTATTGACCAAGATTTAATCCACCACTTACACACATAGGGAGAACCGCCTTGAATGTCGATTTAGCAACCATAGTATATTCTTATTTCTTTGTAATTGTTGCCTTACTGGCTGGTCTAGCCATGATAGCCAAGCACACAATTATGAAACATACGGAGGACCTTAAAGATAAGTTAGGCCGTATTGAATATGCTTTATACAATGATGGAAAGACTGGATTGATTAACAAGGTTGAGGAACTATTAACTACTCAACAGGCTATTAAGATTGATGTAGAGGTTATCAAGGCAAAGGCTAAAAACTAATGTCCAAATGGTTTCCCTTAAATGACTCAGCGTTAAATGTTATTAACCTTTGGTTGCAGAGTTTCATTGCTATCACAATAGCAACACACATTCGAGACATACTTGACTCACATGTTCTTGCTGCTTCCTTTCTTGCAGCAGGAATTCCTGTATTACTTCGCTGGTCTAACTCACGCGATTCATTCCCAAAGGATACATAATGACATACCCATTTTTGCAGGCTGTAAATTATACGCCAGGACGTGGTGGCAAAAAGCCACTACAGATTTTCCTTCACACTATGGAAACACCTGAAACCCCTGGACGTGCTAAGCAGGTATGGCAATGGTTTGCTGGTAAGACTGCTCCAAAGGCTAGTGCTCACTTTATGACTGATGCTACCACGGTAGAACAGAGCGTAAGAACCTCAGATACGGCTTGGGCTGTTGACGATTATGCATTGAACCAATCCAGCATCTCAATCGAGATGTCAGGTGTAGCCTCACAGACACCAGCCCAATGGGCTGATGCTTATTCAACAGCAGAGTTAGCCTTGGTAGCCAAGTTAGTTGCTGAACTGTGTAAACAGTTTAATATTCCTATTGTAAAACTCAGTCCTTTAGATGTGGCTGCCAACAAGGCAGGCATTGCTGGTCACTGGGATGTCACACTTGGCAAAAAAATTGCTGGTGGTCATACAGACCCAGGCAAGTACTTCCCTTGGGACAAATTCATTGCCCAGGTTAAAGCCCTATCCTAGGAGACCCATGAAAATCAATAAAGCCCTATTAGAGTCCTATGGTCGCCACCTATCGGTAGCGGTCATTACAGCAATCTTTGCTATTGCCAATGTGACCCATCTCTCACCCTTGAACTTTAGTCTTGGTGAGTGGGTACTGGTTGCTAACTCCTTGTGGCTCTCAGCCCTACCAGTTGTGCGCCGTTATTTCAATAAGCAAGACCCAGCATTTGGGCTTGTTGTTGATGTAGTAGCAACACAGGTAGCAACCGAAGTTACTAAGGTTGCTCCAACAGTCTAACCCTTAACTAACACTTAACCCCCTTCTTTAGCCTTGCGCTAGAGTTGGGGGTTATTTGTCATTTCTGACATAGTACTGGCTAATATTTATATTATATGATATAATATATATTATAGCGAAAGCCCTTAAAGGCTTTCGTATATACATCTAAATGCTTATAAAGACAAGTATAGCAACAACCTAAGTACTTGTCAAATGTTTAAACAATGGACAACCTTAAGGGTTGTCTGCTACACTTACATTTATGACGATAACAATTGAGGGTTACACCCTCCCCGAACACGTATCATACTCAGCAATCAACACGTACCTCCTGTGTGGGTGGCAGTATTACCTAGGCAGGTTGCTCCAACTGGAGGAAGAACCTTCGGTTTGGCTAACAGGTGGGTCGGCTTTCCATTTAGCATGTGAGAATTTCGATAGAGCAACCCTATGAGTGCCCTAGCCCTATGGGCTGAGGCTTGGAAAGTTTGTGTTGGCGACAAGGATTTAACTAACGCCCGTACAGGTGGTCGAGCAACCAAGGCTAGACCCAACAAGGAAGATGTCGCAGTCTGGCATGAACAAGGTCCTGAGTGGGTTAATGATTATATGCAATGGCGACAGAACAATCCCCAATGGAAAATCTGGACAGCCCCAGATGGCAACCCAGGCATAGAGTTGATGCTCAATCCCGTAATAGCGGGCGTCACAGTTAAGATGGCTATTGACCGTGTGTTTGAGGTTGATGGTCAGTTGGTTATTGTTGACCTCAAGACGAGCCAGCAGGAGCCAGCCAGCGCCCTACAACTGGGCTTCTACAAGGTAGGGATAGAACAGACCTTCGGGATAGAGGTCAAGTGGGGAACATACTATATGTCCCGTAAGTCTGGTACAGGAACAATGGTCGACTTGTCCTGGTATACTCTTGAGAAGTTAGAGTACCTAGTGCAAACATTTGACAAAAGCCGTAAGGCTGGTATATTCTTACCTAATGCAGAAAGTTGCAACATGTGTGGTTTTACAAAGATATGTCAATTCACCTCTAGAAAGGCAGACCAGCAATGAGCGAAGAATGGAAACTACAAGTTAGTTATAAGTTACCAACAGGTGACTTGATTAACATCAGGGCTAATACGGCAGATGAATTAAGTGTAAACTTAGAATCTGTTGGTGATTATGCTACACAGATTGCTGCAGTACAGGGGAAGTTAGCAGGTGCGTTTGCCACCCTCCCTTTATCGACATCGAGTTCCACGTCAAGCACAACGCCAACATACTCCTCGCCTCCAACCCAGGCGGGTCCTCCGTCAGGTACGGGACCAACGTGTATCCACGGACCACGGAAGCACAAGTCGGGAGTATCGGCAAAGACGGGTCAACCTTACAGCATGTGGGTATGTCCACTGCCACAGGGTCCAGACCAGTGCCGACCAGCGAACTAGAGCAAGAGAAGTTTCCATTCTAAACTAGAGAGGGGTTACCATGCGTACATTAGTTCGTTCAGTTGGGCGTGGTACGATGGGTGGAGAACCCCTACCTAGTTGCTTTAAGGCTTTTGATAGTAATCAAATTGTAATACGCAGGGCTGAGGTATCATTGTTTGCTGCTGCGCCTGGCGCAGGCAAGTCAATGCTATCTTTGGCTCTAGCACTTAAGAGTAATGTACCAACACTTTATATCTCTGCTGATACAAACGCACACACAATGGCAGTACGCTTAGCGTCTATGATATCTGGCAAGAGTCAAGGTGAAGTAGAAGGAAAGTTGGGTGTCGATATTGGTTGGACAAAGGCAGTCCTTGCAAAGGGCAGTCATATTGTCTGGTCGTTTGAATCAAGCCCGACGCTTGAGGATATTGATGAAGAAGTACAAGCCTTTGAAGAGTTGTGGGGTTGCCCACCTACTCTAATCATTGTGGATAACCTAATGGATGTTGCCACTGATGGTGGCGAAGAGTTTGCATCTATGAGAGCAATCATGAAAGAGTTGAAGTACCTAGCACGACAGACAAATGCAGCAATTGTGGTCTTGCACCACACATCAGAGGGAGTCATGGGTACACCATGCCAGCCTCGCTCTGCTATTCAGGGCAAAGTCAGCCAACTGCCAGCGCTTATCTGTACCCTTGGTACGGTAGGCAATTCTATGGCGGTAGCAGTAGTTAAGAACCGCTATGGCAAGGCAGATGCCAATGGCACAGGAGTACAGGCTTGGTTGGCATGGAACCCAGAGTATTGCTATATCAACGACATACCAGAGAATGCTTAGGAGATACTATGAGTAATAAAAAGACAGCAAAAGTTGTAGACATGGAGGCTTTTCAACAAGCCTTTATTGAGACAGAAATTAAGATGCGTCGCATTCTACGTGAGCGTATCCTTGATAAGGCTAAGGTAGAACCGAGCAATGAGATTCGTCTAGGCTTAAAGATTGCTGCTGATTTAGTAATGACGGCAGAAATCAAATGATGCTTTTACTTTTGGCTATATTTTTTTTCTGCAGGATTTAACATGGTAACCCGTGCAAGTCACAAAGCAAGAGGAGCAACATTTGAAACCGACATCAAAGATTTTGCCAGAGCACAGGGCTATGATGCTGAAAGACTTGCGCGGACAGGAGCAAAGGATGAAGGAGATGTTGTTATTAGAGGAGACTTCTTCGGTAGCATTGGAGTCCTTGAAGCAAAGGCTCCAGGCGGTACGGGAAAAATTGACCTACCTGGGTGGATGAGAGAAGCACAATTAGAAGCACAGCACTATGCAGATGCTAGAGATATGCAGCGTGATACTATCCTCGCAGCGGTGGTGATTAAGGCTAGAGGCAAATCAATCGCAGATGCTTATGTAGTAATGAGGTTGGGAGATATCCTTGTTAAGTGACCTACCTCCCATTGGACCAATTCTTGAGCACTACGGCGGAGTTGTACCCAATAGCACAGGACAGAGAAACATCAAGTGCCCATTCCATCATGATACTCACGCTAGTGCGGGAGTTAACTTTAGAGACAACATCTTCAATTGCTTTACATGTGGCGTAAAAGGTAACAGTTTACAAATTATTGCTAGTAGAGAGGGAGTAAGTATTCGTGAAGCAGCAACTATCGCAGAAGGAATTACTGGGGAAAGCCGTGTTGAACTACACGGGAAGTATTCATCTGGCTCACGACTACCTAGCAAGCAGAGGGATAACCAAGGAAGTAGCGCGAACGGCGCGATTAGGCGTAGTAGAACAGCCTGAGATTGGTCATGAGATGTATGCAGGACGCTTGGCAATACCTTACATAACCAAGACAGGCGTCATGGACTTGCGCTTTAGGGCGCTGAACCCAGCAGTTGAGCCTAAGTATATGGGCATGACTGGTGCTGTTACTAAGATGTACAACGTGTTAGATATAGACAAAGCAACTAATTGGATTGGGGTGTGTGAAGGTGAACTTGATACCATTACTCTTAGTCACTGTGTTGGGATTCCTTGTATTGGGGTACCTGGTGCTAACTCATGGAAGAAACATTACACACGCTTGTTGGCTGACTTTGAACGAATCTATGTCTTCGCTGACGGAGACCAAGCGGGTACTGAATTCGCTCGTGGACTTGCTAAGGAACTCCCAGTTACAATCGTGCAATTGCCAGAAGGCGAAGACGTCAACTCCTGTTACATCCAGTACGGAGCCAACTACCTCAGAGAGAAAGCAGGACTAGACCAATGAGCAAGTCAAAGAAGTGTCCTATCTGTGGTGAGATATTTAACAATGTCTTTGATGCCACAGACCATCTTTTGGTTGAGAATGAAGAAGAGTTTGACCCTTGTATCATTCTGCCTAGCGGTTGGAAGATTCGAGTGGGCACAATACTACGAGAGATACATGCAGTTGCTGAGGATTCAGAGCATGTACGTGACCTATGTGAGCAGGTCTATGGCATCTTATACTTAGCAGAAAATGAACCTGATGAGATAGATAGCCTATTTCAGAATATGGAGCACGGGGGAGAATGATGTCAGACACGTTCGAGCAAGATGTTCACTCAGTATTCCTTGAACTTGAGGCGCTACTACTCAGCAAGCACCATGACTACGGTCCCAGGAACATCTCAGGTGCCCCTGGAGGTCCACACAACGGTCTTAGAGTGCGTCTCTATGACAAGTTAGCCCGTCTTAATAACCTCTTTGATACAGGCTCAGAGCCTAAACATGAGCCAGTTGAAGATGGATACAAAGACATAGCCAACTATGGCATTATTGGATTGCTTGTCCAGAGAGGGCTGTGGCCCAGTGAATAAGCCAACAGTAATCAAGATTAATGGACAGAAGTATAGAGTTAAATATGATTTACCCGTACAAGGTACCGAAGCGGATGCCTTGGGTGAGACAATTCAAGCAACTAGCACTATAAGAATTCAACCACACCTACAAGAAGATAAAATGGCTCGCGTTCTCATGCATGAGATTACTCATGCTGTTATTGATGAGTCAGTTATGAGTGGACGACTTCGTTTTAATGTTGAAGAAGTATGTGACATCGTAGGGTATCAC